GTCGGGTGGACATACAATGGAAGCACCTTGAATGCGTACATCAACGGAGCTTCTGTAGGCAGTGTGTCGCTGGACAGATTAGCACCGTACAACCACGGCGCAAATCTCTTCTATTCGATAGCAGCCCCCTCTACAACGAACACAGGCGTGACTGGGTATTGCAACATGCGTCTGGGGCAATTTCAGGTCTACAACACGGCACTATCTGCAACTGATGTCACCACCAACTACAACGCCTCCAAGAGCAGATACGGTCTCTAAACTTCGCTACCATGCTCCACATCATGGCATCCATCGCACAGGACGACACCAGAAATATTCTTCTCAATGTGGTAGTTGGCAACCCACTCGGCAATTAAATGTTTTTTCTCGATAAAAAGCTGTGAGACTTTTCTGTCCACACTTCAAATTTAAACCCGTTTTCATTTGCAAATCTTTCGGCCGATTGAAATTTTGCAATGTTTTTTTCGTGGATAACATGACAACTTGGTTTAAATTCTACGATGAGTTTTGTTCCATCTTCATACTCTATCAAACAATCAACGACGTAGTGTCTAATCTTTCCGTTAAAAGAATATTCAACGTTGTAGGGTTCGAAAGTGTATGAAATAACATTTTCTTCTGACTCTAGATATAAAATTGCATTTAACTCAAATTGTGATCTGTAATAAACGGTGGGGTTGGTCGATTTTTTAGAATCTTTAAAATAACCATGAATTCTTGTACATTTTGTCAGCAACCCATTCTTAACTCTTTCCGCTTGCTCTAGACTTTGACGTTCACGATTTTTTTCTTCTCCCCAATAAGACTTCATGTGCTCTGAGATTTTTTGTTTATGAAACTCTGATTTTGATTTTCCGGTGAGAGACTTAGATATCTTCTCCGACCTTTCAGGCGTATTCATTTTTTCAATGATCGATGCTATTCTTGGATCGTCTTTCGTTAACCCTTTACACCATCCTTGAATTTCGCCATTTTCCCACATTTTTCTTCTAGTCGTGAGACTTTTCTCGAAAGCTTCTTTGTTGTGACCCCAATTATTATTCACTTTTGAAGCATGACCCCACGCGAATTTAGAATATCCATTCACCAATCCATTAAATTTTGTATCAGAACCACACCCACATTCGCAGGTTGGTTTAATTCCTTTTAGTACAACTCGATTGTACAAATCTTCGCTTGAAATACTGTGCTTTTTTGAAGCGTGAATTCTGAGCGAATTGATGTTTTCAATTTGAAAATCGCATTCAGGACACTTAAACATAAAAACCTCCGCAGCTTAACGCCACAGAGGTAATTATATACCACTTTATAGTTTGGTAAAAGACTTTTTCTAAAATTGTAACACACAGTTGTCGAAACGGAGTGTCATTGAGATTTCCATTGGGCCGCCGTCTTCGTAGGTGACTTCGCCGAAGTTTGCTTCGGTGATGAACGCGCCCTTGATGTCCCAGAGTTCGACGACGGTGCCGACTGGGTCGAGCATCTTGAGTTGGATGTCGCGCTTGTAGAAGTCGGCGTAACCGCTGCGACCCGATACTGACTCGAAGTGAGTGCGGACCCATTCCATGACCTGTTGGGCGCCTGAGGGAGCGATTGGATCGTGCAGAGTAACACCGATCGTACCGAAGGTCGTCTTACCGGCGAGGTAGCGGCGAGAGTTGATGAAGGGAACTTCAACTTCTTCGGTCGATATTGTAGGACGAGATGTCGTCTTGATGATGTAGGCATCGATGCCTTCGATCATGAGTACCCATCGGTTCTTGCGCTTTGGCTCGAACTTGTTTGGAATCATCGATGTAACGTCTAATGTCTCTGCGGCCATGGTTTTATTCTCCTGTCACCTTTTCTAAATATCTGCAAGTCTAGCTTTTATTAAATCAATTTTGAAATATCAGACAACCGTCTGTAGATTGTTCGACACAACGAAGTCGAGGCTGACGAACTCGATGCTCTTGGTCGGTTGAACGAAGATCTTTCCACGGACGGTGTTGTTCTCGATGTCTGTCTGCGTCGTAGTCGACGAATCGATAATGACGCGGAATCGTTCGATACCGGCAAGGGCTTGGATCCGCTGCAATCTTGGAGTGACGGCTGCGGAGAAGCGGGCTAGCGTCGCCTCGCGGTTCGGTTCGAAAATGATCGTCTGCGCAATGTCTCGAACCTGACGACGTATCTCGATGAGGAGACGACGAACGTTAACACGATCAAGAGAAGATGCCGCTAGCTGTAACGTCTTCTGTCCCCAGACCACGATGCCTGACTTCGGGTTTGTGCCGCTGGTTGATGCACCGACGAACGCAACGAGCGGATTGACGCGATCGTTGTACAGAGAATCCAAGTCTTCAACCTTCAGCTTCACCCGGGCTTCACGAGCATCAAGCGGAAGAGCGCCGCGGGTGAAGCCAGCCGGGGCGAACCACGGATGACCTACTGCGTCGTTCAAGGATAGAGCACCGAGGACGAGAACAGACGGTGGAACGAAAGCGTCCTGATCAGGGGATCTATACAGAACATCAGGGAAGTAAGCTGCAGCGAACGAAGAGTTGATGTTACGATCGCGGAAGCTCTGAACCGTGTTCGAAACAGAGACGACCTCTGTATCAGATCGAACCTCGGATTCTGCATCGGTACCATCTTCATTGTACTGCTCAATATCCATGATATAGAGAGCGTCGAAGCGTTCCTCTGTCGACACAATCGCATAATCAGTGATGATTGGATGCCTGAGGCCTGGGATGACGAGGAGTTGGATATCGATGTTCGTCGTGTTCTTCATGATATCGATCGCCTTTGTGTAGGCTTTCACGTTCGGTCCGTCGTTAAGCAAACGACCATTACCGAATATCATGTCTGAAGAAACCGCGTTGTTGTTCAGCTTAGACTCATCCGCGTCAAAGATGTTGACACCGTCGAATCCTCCTTGGACGAACATAGTAAACTTGGCAAAAGGTCTGTTTCCTGGCTCTGTCAAGTCAGCGACCTGCAGAGCGCGGGTCTTGTTTGTGGCGTTAGGAGTGATCACTCCGCTACGAACGTACACCGCCTCGTCCCATTCAAGAGAGTTTGCTTTTGTAAATGAAGTGTTAGACGCGGATCCTGTGATGACCTGTATGTGTTCAAGGCTGAACAAGTTGTTGCAGAACCTATCAGAATCGATGATGCCGTTTGCAGCTGTGTCTTCTGCTCCGGCATTGTCTCCGACAAGGACAGGCTTCGCAGAAGTCGCGAAATCTGGGAAGTACTTCGCGAAAGCCTCAAGAGACTTGTTGGTAAGGACCGACGCGTTTGGCGTTGTTACGTTTTCGACGTGTTCAAATTGCGCGCCCCAGTAGAAGTCGGAATTCGCTGTCTCAGATTCGCTATCAACGACGCCATCAGTCACCTTCTTACGGAAAGGCAGCGGCGGTTCGACAACTTTACGCAGGATATCTCTATCTGTAGACCCACCGGTCGGCGCAGCAAGGTTGCCGATAACATGCGGAAGCTGTGAGAACACAGCGGACCCAGAAGTAACCAAGTGCGCAATTCCTCTGTAACCCATCGGGAGTGCGGTAGGATCGACGAACCCGTTTGCGACTTCATCGGAAACTTCGACTCGAACATAGTTCGATCGATTAGAGTAGTTTCCTTCAAGGACAATCTTTTGCTCTTCGATGTCACGATCAAAGTCAAAGAATGTATTTGCATCGCCGATCTTCTTTGCGATGTAGTTGTTAGATGATGGATCAAGGCTACAATCAAACTTTTCAGTTGAACTAATCAACGACTCGCCGTCTGTATCACGAGCATCCCAACGACGAATTTTTACGGTAAATGTGCCGTATTTGTTGTTTGGATCGCTCGAAGGAGTGATGTTTTCGATTGAAATCTTGTAGAGATTGGAAACGTTGGCGCCTGCATCAAGAGCGTAGAACTTAAAGAGATCAACCGGCTTTCCACCAAACTTCTGTGAGACGACCCACGGTGAGACCGCATTCCGGAACCTGTCTTCAAAGTTCTCAAAGTTTGGTACTGTCGTCGATGATACGTTCCGCGCTAGAGAAGAAGTAACTATGAATGCTGAAGTTTCGACTCCTGCTTTACCGACCGGGCTAGTAGCGTCAGCACCGTAAGAGCTAGAAAGAATTCCGACGCCGGTCAAGGCTCCCACAGCCGTATGTATGTCCCAATGAGCATACAGACAGTGACCGGCTTCTTGCAGCTTGAATGGATCAGTATTGAACTGATTAGCAAAGTAGTTGTTAGACGTCGGATCAAAAGAAGCCGTTAGTACGTTCGGGTGGTTTACGTCAGTACCTTTGTGCCCGTTAAGGAACAAGACGAAGTCCTGCTTCACGATGTTGCCCTCAGATAAAACTACTGAACCGATCGTTGTTCCAGGAGGCGCGGCCGTGACTGAACCAACCTGAGTTGATGAAGGAGCTATGCTGCTGACTCCTCCCAAAGAGGATGACAAGCTTAGCAACACACCTGAAGCAGCCATAAGAACGCCACGAACGACTGGTACAGCTACATTTTGACCAGAGATCTGCAAACCGGCATCGCTAAAGTAAGTTGAACCCACAGACTCTGACATGAAGCAACCAAGAAAATACGTTCTTCCAGGTTGACCATTATCGTTTGCATAAGGATTTTTGTCGAGCTTGCCTAATGCACCGCTGGGCAGTTGTTCGCCAACAACGAAGCCAGCGCTGGTGACTGAACCTGGGTATGTCTCGCTAGCGCTCTGTCTTTTGAGGCCATTACCTACGCCTAAAACTCGGAGGTATGTAGCAGAACCAGCGTTTCGTAACCATTCGCCCACCGCGATTGGACCAAAGTGTTTGCTGTCTATTGAGCCGAACTTAGCTTGAAAATCGCTAGTGTTTCCAATCGTAACTGGTACAAATGCAGGACCTTTCTTCGCTGTACCGATAACGCCAGCTGGTATACCGGTCGGTGTGGTCGTTAAAGGACCTGAACTATCTATTTCGTACGCTATTACGCCTGCTGCTCCGAGTTTTACTTGTGCCATCTACGTTACTCCAATTTAGCTGCTAATCTAACTATATTGTTGACCTTGATTTTTCACACGAACTGGACGCCCGCGTTGGTTACGATGAAGTCGATCGCGATGTATTCAATTGATCTTGTCGGGACGATCACGATTCTACCATTGAGACGATTGAGATCGATGTCTTCCTGAGTGTTGTTCGTTTCGTTCATCACGACCTGGAATGCTTCGATACCTGCTTGTGACTGTATCAATCCAAGCTGGAACACTGAATCCGACACGAAGCGATTGCGTACTGCCGGCGTATTTTGCTCGAACACAATACGATTCGCGATGCCGATGATGATTCTCTTCACCTCGAGGAGAAGACGTCGCACGTTGATACGATCGAGAGCAGACTTGCTGATCTGTAACGTCTTCTGTCCAAAGATAACGTAACCAAGTCTTGGGAACGTCGCGATGGGGTTAATACGCGAATCGTAGAGACGATCGCGGTCACCAACATTGAGACGTACCGACACGTTGGTCACAAAGTCCAAAGCCGCGCGATTGAAGCCGGCGGGAGCGAACCACGGATATTGGACTCTGTCGTTGAACCCGAGAGCTCCAAGAGCTGCGATTGAAGCAGGAACTTTGACTCTGCGCGAGTTGGTAGAATCATCGATAAAAACGTCTGGGAAGTACGTCGCGACGAAGCTGTTGTCGATCGCGCGAGCATCGAAGGCGTCGACCGTCTCTTTGACGCTAGGCTTTGATGTTGAATCATCATACAGACGATATCCGTCATCATTGTAAGCCGGGATGTCCATCACATGCATCGCGAGCCCGTAGTCTTTGACCTTCTTTGAGGTAAGGTCGTTGATGTAGGGTTCACGGATTCCAGGGATTGTAAGGATGTTGACGCCGACAGCAAACGGATCTGTCATGATATCGGCGGCGGCGTTGTAAGAAGCAACGCCGTTGTTACTTCTGCCAGTCCCGTTAACAGCTGATCCAAACCCAAGGGCTCCGTAGCTTGAAGCGGCGCCGCCGGTTGATAAAGAATCTGCCGTGAATGAAACTGACTTATCATTCAATCGACGAGCATCACGATCGAGGTAATTTACGCCATCAAAGCCGCCGTACATGAACGTCGTAAATTTTGCGAACGGCGCAAACTGGTTATATCCAGCCGCAGTTTGCTTCGCGAGTAGCGTCGCCAATGTGACGCGATTGCTGACGACGCCATCAGAAACTGTATAGTCAGTTGAATCTGGTACTGCGTTTCTGATATAGGCCGCTTCTTTCATGTGTAGAGCCGCAGATCCTGTTACGTCAGTAAGAGATGTATTTGCTAAAGCGACCTTGGCTAGCGTGAATTTATTGTTGTTCAAAACATCAGCGCCAGATCCAGTATGAAGGGCGTCGAGTTTTTCAATGCCCATAAACTTGGTCAAAGTCCCAATCAATCCGTTCTTTTCAGTAATGATGTTTGGGTCAAGGACCTCATCGGCTAACGAGGTCGCATTACGTTCAAATTTAACGCCCCAGTAGAGCGCCGGGAAAGTGAGCTCCTTTGATCCAGGAGCTCCTGCGATCGTACCGGTGGTCGAGACAGCGCCACGAGTCACCTTATAACGATATGGAATCGGTGGAATGACCGAGCCAGCAATATTGGCGTCCGAGATACCAGCGCCGCCAAGACGACCAGCACCGGCTGCCAACGATGCTAGCGCATTATTAGAATTATTCGTCTTTAGTAAAGAAGGACCGTGGAAACCAAATGGTAAAGCCGTATCAGGTATCAATTTCTTTTCTACCTTCTCATCCATTATTACTCGAACATACTTCGAATTATTCGGATACTTTCCTTGCGCGATTAAACGGCGCTCGCGAGGATCGATGGCATCAAAGTGATAATAAACCTTACGATCGCCGATCAATTTAGCGATGTAATTATCGGAATCAGGATCTAGACTGCAATTGGTGAATTGCTCAATCACGACAGGATTCATATCAGAATCCTTCCAGCCTCTTATTTGTAGATTGAAGGTGCCATAACGATTCGTCGAATCTGCAGACGCCTTTACGCTAGTAATAGAAATCTTATATAGTTTATTCGCATACGCACCGTCGTCGAGTGCCTCTATTCTGAATAAATCGTATTCTGTCTTACCAAAAGGTTGAGAAATAAACATCGACGTCGTTGGAGACTTAAAGCGCGTATTGTAAGCTCCGAAGATCTCGCGATAAGTAAGAGATGTATCTCCTGAAGAAGAATCGGTTAGTGCAGACCCTGAGAGCATCGCTACGTAGTTGTCTGCAGCAACTTCTGCGACTTGAGCGTCGACAGCGAAGTCGGCAGCCAAGAAATGCTGTTGCGTATAAAACTTATCGGGATCTGTGTTCAATATCTTCGCGAAATAATCGTCCGAAGATGGATCGAAAGACGCAGTCAATATCTTTACTCCCGCCTTGCCTTCATCGTTAGCGTATGTTGCGCCAAGAGAAGAAGAGATAACTACCTTAATTTTAGGGCTACCATTAACAAGCTTGGCCTGAGCCTGATCGTCGATCGTAGCTATTGAAGTTCCGACTGGCGCAGCCTCGGTACCATTTAAAACATACATCTTCGCCGTGTTCGGCAACATCACAAGACCACGAATCAAGTTAACTTCGCTACCTGCGCTGACGCCTGGAAACGATGAATTGTCTGTAAACATTGGCATACCATACGCCTCGTTGGTCGAGAGCGTATGTTGCGCAGCAAGAAACTGAACGACCTTTGTATGTCGATTGTCGGCGAGAGCTACAGCACCGCCGAGAGAAAAACCCGCATTTTTTACGGTGCCTTTATTCAAGGTATTTTCAAAATCTGTCAAAGATTCATTGGACCCAGCGCCGAGTACTCTTAGATAAGTTAATGACGCGCGATTTTTTAAAAATTCGTTGACTGCATATGGTCCGAAGTACTTCGTATCCAGATCACCAAAGACATCGATAAATTCGCCAAAGTTAGCGACTGTAACTGGTACGAACGCTGGGCCTTTGTTGGCGGGCCCAATTACTCCCGCTGGGGTACCAATAGGTCCTCCCACGGCGGGTGCTGAAAGGTCAATTTCTCGTTCGTAAAAATTTGGAGATCTAAAAACTTGTTCGGACATTACGTTTCTCCTTAAGAGGGTCGAATTTCAATTATTAAATATCTCGTGAAAGTGACAAAACTAAAAAAATAAAAATTCAATAATAATCTTTGCTTTAGACGGGTACTATTTTAAGACCTAAAAAATCTGCTGCAGAATACACTGTTTCTCCGGTCGCCTGATTGACGCTGACCACTTTTACATATTTTGAATCATTTCCAATCTGTATTTTTTGATATTCCGACTGTTTTATGCCGCGTGGATAAGACTCCAGCGCTAAATCATTTGGATAAACTTTTTCTCTTGAATTCGTTTGAATGCCATCTCCTCTTTGGTCTTGTCGACCCGAGTATTCTTCATTTAATGGCAGAGTCGGATCATCGTTTCCTAACAAGTAATTATCCGTAAATTCTTCGGGTCCCGAACCATCGGCAGTCGAGCGACTCTCGATCGCAAAGTCAATAATTGGCGATGAAACATATCTCTTGACGGGTACAGGAACGCCCGGCGCGTTCGAAGCCCACACATATGCTGGTACTTTAAGTTCGAGCGTGCATTTCAAAAATCTTTCTACTGTCGACATATCCTCGAAGCTAGTTTCAACGTTATATCCTCCACCTTCGAGTTTGGCTATAAACCAGTATCCTTTTGGCGTATTCAACTTCCAAGAATTCGTTTGGGGCAGATAAGATGATATTATCTTTTCGATAATTTGATTCATGTGTTGCGTAAACTGCGTCCAAATCATCACTTGATATGTCGCAGTATAAAATTGTGGCGTCGGGACTACTAACGTTTCAAATACGTTATTTTTTTTATTGGCTGCTAATAATCCCCCACGACGAACCTCAAAAGAACCGCCAAGTTCTCCCGTTGATCTACCCGTGACCAATTGATGGTTCAAACTGAATTGTGATCCACTCGTCACAGCGACATTAGTTTGATTCAAAATTAATTGTTTATTTATTAAATTTTGATAATCCCTATCTGAATTATCTAATCTTCTTTTTATGACAATTTCGCCCGTCTGTTGGTTGATTCCTCGGTCGGTTATATCCTCCGGCCCTTGAGTAATACCTGTTCTCATTATTGTAATAAGAGGCAATATTAGCGTATTGTTTTTATCCCTTAGCGGACGACCCCTCTTCAACAACGCCCACTTTTCGCCCGCAGCAAAGACGATAGGGACTTTCTTGACTTCTTGTGTGTCTTTACCACCAACACTCGGGGCTATTTCTTTGTCGAAAAGAGTGAATAGGGCGACGTCAACATCCTCGATACCGCATGCGGGAATGCTTAAATCGGATTTATTGTCGCCATCGTAACCAGACTTGATTCCAGGTACGCCATAATTGACAGCGTCTACGGCGTTAAATCTTGTTGTCATCTTGAAATTTAATTATTCAACCTGCGACGAAAAAAGAAAAGTCGATGTCAATTCATCGACAAAAAACACTTTTGAATACATCTCGATTTTTTTGATATAATTAAAGACGCCAAAATTGGCATAGGAGACAAAACAATGAAAAATACTATCGTTATGGTTTGCTGCTCTGCAGCATTGATTGGTTGTAAGGCATCCGAGGTTAAGCCCGGTGAGGTCGCTTCTTCCGCATCCGCAGAGGTTGCTACTTCTGCAGCTCCCAGCGCAACAGGAGCAACCGAAGCCGTCGTTGCGCCATCTGCGAGCGCCACTGTCGCACCGGCAGCAAGCGCTGTTCCCGCAGTCAAGAAGTGAACAGTCGATTGACAAGACACTGATCTTGTCAATCGGACCTCGTCGTCTAAGACAAAGACGCGGCAAAGTGTCGATATCAGAGTTCAAGTCTCTGCGGGGTCACCAATAAGTTTTCTTAGGCATTTATAGTTTATCCAGCCTATAACCTCATTAGGCGTGCATATCTTGGCTCCGACAGGACCAAGAATGGGTTTATATATTTCTAACACCAGCGCGATGTCATTTCTTTTTAGGTTTCCTATGATCGCTGGCCAAAATTTTTGTTCAATTTCAGTATGATCGTAATCATTCCAGGTTGCCCAGACGACCATAGAACTGACTCTTCCTATAGCGTTTAGGACAACCAAATCGCCCGGCTTGACTTCGTAACGATCATCTTCAGTCACTATCTATTTCGCTATCCTTGCCGAGCGCATCGAGCTCTAGAATTAAATTAGTTAATTGTTTACGATATTTGTCCAACGTTCTTTTTTTATTTTTTCTAGCCTCTTCTATGAGTTTAGTCAATAAATTTATTTCTTCAGTCAAAATTTCTTTTCTACTCTTTTGTTCCATGATAGACTCGCTGCGATGAGACAGACTCATGTCATGAATTCGATTACGCCAACATCACGAATCATTAAAATTACGCTGAATCCAGCGGTTCGGTTCGACGTGCACAATCGATCGATGAAATTCATCGTTGTCAATCCTGCAATTACTTATATCGTCAAACTAGTAAAAACAAACTAACACCAATTTTATGACAATAATCAATAGATTCACCAAAGAAACAGGCTATGATTTTTTATCGAATTACTACGCCTCGAGCGTGAGCTTCGAAGGTAAACTATACCCTACGGTTGAACACGCTTATCAAGC